ATTTGTTGAATATATTGAAAGCACCAGTCGTAAATAGTATTCCATTTAATTATTCTATTGCTGCAGCAGCTGAAACAAGGAATACTATTGAAGAACAATCATATGTTATTAACGATATTGATTTTAATTCTAACTTAAACACATTAAATAAAATACGTGAAGGTGTTGTTGGATCAACAAATCAAACAGTTGATATTATTAAAAACTCTTCATCAAGAGAAATAATACATTTTGACATATATCAAATGTTCAAAGATATTAAAGCAAATGGCGCAATCAAAGCAAATCAAGCTTATATACCTTATGATAGTAAGGCAAAAGTTAATGATAAAATATTACACGATTATGATTCAAGACGTATATCAGAACTTGAAGTTAGTTATGTTTATGGTAAAGATATTCTTAATTTTACAAATGTAATGGATCTTGATAAACAACTATTGGCGAAATCAATTCTCAGTTGGTTAAATGAAAATAAAGTAACAATTAAAATTCCTGGAAGAAATTTCTTAGAAACTTCAGATAGAAATGCAATTAAACTTGGCGATCAAATACAAATTAAAATTCTAAAACCAATACGAAACGGTAGTTCACTTGAGACAGTTGAGCCCGATGGGGATATATACGATAAGAAAAGATCTGGCGAATATGTGATTCAAGCGATTCGACATATGTTTGTTTTTGATCGTTATAGTGTTGTGGCTGAATGTACTAAGTTAACCGATATAGAAAACACTTTTGAGAAAATATAATGCAAACATTTTATGGAGATAGTACGCGTTGGTTTATCGGTATTGTTACGAATAATAACGACCATGAATTAAAACTAGGGCGAGTACAAGTACGTATATATGGTATTCATGATAATACAGTTGATATTGCATATAAAGATTTACCATGGGCTCAAGTATTAGTTCCGTCAACCGAAGATGGAACATCAGGACTTGGCCTGAGTCCAAATCTCAAAAACGGTGCTCAAGTATTTGGTATTTTTCTTGATGGAAAACAATCACAAGCTCCTCTTATACTTGGTTCAATACCAAAAATAGAAATACCAACAATAACAAATATTGATAAAGCAATTATTAATTCAAAAGTAAATGATAAAACTCTTGATATATCAAAAGAGCCTGTTGAGAAAATTAATAACCAAAAAAATATTGTTAAACAAGAAGGTTCTACAAATGCTGAAATAGCTTATAATTTCTTTATTGCAAATAGTTTGTCTGCTTATGCAAGTGCAGGAATTGTTGGTTGTCTTATTACAAAGGCTGGTGCTAATTTAGATCCAACACAATTTACAAGAAGAAATGTTGTTTATCCTATTAGTCGGCTTTCAAGATATAATAAGTTTTCACGTGAGCATAATCTTGATGCTAATACATTGAATGCAGTTTTACAATTTATTATTTATGAAGGAAATAAATATCCAGGGTTAGGTTTCCAACAAACAGTTGAATCGACTGATATTAATAAAATTGCTACTAATTTTGGAAAAAGGTATCTTTTAATTAATAATACTAATAAACTTAAAGAATGTATTAATAATGCAAAAGATGTATATGAAAGGTTTTCTGGATAATGGCTATATCTAAAGGTGTACTTGATACTGCAAAAAATATTGCCATTAAAAAGGCCAACGTTGCAGGATTTAAAGGGCAAGCACTTGATGCTGTATCAAATTTAAATAGTACTGCTGGCTCAATTCTGAAAGGTGCCAATGCAGTCGGTGCAGTTGAAGGAGGCGTTGCAGCACTGACTGGTAATGTATCACAGCTCACTGATGCCGTACCTGGTCTTAAAACGGCAATTGGTGGTGGAACAACTGGTGATATTGAAAAGATTACTGGCACTATTGCAGGTGCCGGATTGAATGTTGCAATCGCCGGAGGATCAGGATCTGGCGCAATTAGTGAAATGCTGAAGGCTGGAGAAGGAGTAGTCTCTGGATTACTTGGTTCTGTATCGACTGGACTTGGTGGATTTACTGGTATTTTAAGTAAAGTTTCTGGGCTTGGTGCAGGAAATGTTCTTGGCGACCTGGCAAAAAATGCAGGTGGTATTCTTGGAGGAGCAGCAGCTGCTCTTACTCAAAATTTAGATCGACTTACAAATGTTGGTATCGGTCAACCAATTAAAGATCTTATCGAAAAAACATCAGGAAATATTGGTAATGTTCTAATTGCAATTACGGCTAACCAGGGTAAACTATTACCAAATGACGTAAAAGATTTGATTGGTAAAGTAGATAGTGGTAATCTTACCGATGCTTCAAAAATATTAGGTGATAAAATTCAATCTGGTAGTGAACTCATTAATAATCTTGAAAATTTGGGTGATAAAGATATAAAAAATCTATCAGATGCAGAAAAAGCCGAATTGGCAAAAGAATTAGATAAAGATCCTGCTCTTAGACAACAATATATTGAAAAGTCATTAAGTAATATTAAAACAAATGCGGCTGATAATGTCGAAAAAGGCAAAAGTAATAATACTGCTGCTGGTCAAAGTACTTCTCCAGATAAACAAATTGGCGCTAAAGATTCAACTTGGAATGGTGATAATACAAGTGATAATCGTCATTTTGATATTGTAACAAGTTTTGAAGAACTTGAATCAGAACTCAAAGCCACAGAAAGAGATATTACAGAAGTTATTGTAAATTGGACTGAGAGCTATAATAATGATGGCTTAACTCCAAATGATATATTTAAAGAAATTAAAAGTCGTGCTTCAAATGGATATTGGCATTTCCTCATCTTTCCAAATGGGACAATAACAAAATTTGCACCAATTGGTGAAGTAACAAATCATACCTCTTTTGGCGGATGGAAACGTGGAGATACTGCAACACTTTATATTCCAAATAGAGATTCACACAATAAATATAGTATTGGTGTTGCTTTTGTTGGTGGACTTGATGATGAGAAGAATACTTTTCTCACGCAAAAACATTATGAATCATTTTCTAAATTTATGAGAACATTTTATAAAGTATATCCAGGCGGACAGGCCTGGGGCGCGCGGGATCTGATTGGACTTGACCAAGGTTATGAAGCACCTGGCTTTGATGTTCAAGATTATGTTCGAACTATATTTAATAAAGTAAATACAACAAAAGAAACTGAAGCAGCCTTAGGTGCAAAAGAATTAATAGCAAAAATGATTGAGAATGCAAATGGCTAAAACATTTGAAAATGATGGGTTTATTGATCCAACTTTCCAATATCCTACTCAAGAATATTGGCTTAAGCCAAGTACAAATATATCGAATTATGCAGGTAAAAGTCATATATTAAATTATGGTGGTTCATATTCTAATATTAATATGAATTTTACTTATAATACAAATTCTGTCTACACTCAATGTAATACAAAAGAAACTGCTTCTGGTCATATAATACAATATGATGATACTCTTGGACGTGAACGCGTATTGATTAAGCATCGTTCAGGATCTGGTCTTGAAATGAGACCTGATGGTACCATTCTTGTTTCAAGTACAAATAAGCATGTACTTACCGTTGCTGCAGATCAAACTATAATTGTTGAAGGTAATGCTAATCTTATTTATAATGGCAATCTCAATGTTGATGTCATAGGCGATTATACTATGAATATTGGTGGTAATTATAACATTGACGTGATGGGTAACGTTCAGGAAAAATTAAAAGGCCGAAGAGATACTGAAGTTGAATTAACCCAAACTCTTGATCTCAAAGAGAATTATGAATTAACTGTACTTGGTAATCAAACAGCGACAACTCTTGGTAATATGACTTCACTCATCAAAGGTAATGGCAAAAATCATATTAATGGATCTTCAGAATATTTTGTTGGTGGTGCTCTTCGTATTACGGCAGAAGATTCATGTTCAATGTCTTCAGAAAATATTAATATTGGTGCAACTGATATAAGCCTCTTTGGTACGACTGGTACAATTGGCGGTGATGAAGTCATTATGTATACTAAAAATATTTTTGCCCAAAAGAGTGTTCATGCCGAAACTATGAAAGCAACCAAAACCATTTATGCAGATAAAAGTGTTCATGCTGAGACGATGCAAGTCACTGATACCTTTATTGGTGATCTCAAAGGAACTGCAGAAAAAGCAATCACTGCTGATGTAACGAATTCTCAGGGTTATGCTGAAAATGAGCAAGGAACAGCTGCTGGCTTTAGTATTACTGATACTGCTGCAGATGAAACTCCAACTGATAGCGATCAGACTGCATTGCCAACAGCAGGAATTATGACCGCTTATCTCAATACTTCTGACAAAGGTATTAAAAGAGTCAATATTGATCCAGGTGATGGATTGAAAAACTCAATAGATCTTTCGGCCGAAACGGATCAGGTGATTCGTAGACAATTGACAACTGGTGAGGTAAGAGCAAGATTAAGAAATCCTGCAAATGTCAATGCTTCAAACTTTATAACAAAACAATTGTCTGATGGTGTCTTATCGCAAGATTATGCAATCACAGTTCCACCTGGAGAAGTTGGAAGAATTGTATCAAAAGATGGTGGAATTATTCGAGGCCAAGATATTGTTACAACTCAAAATGCCGCATATGGTAAATTTGTACCAGGTCCAAAACTATTTAAAAATATACCTGATCCACAATATATCATTACTGATTCAAGTATCATTACGCCATCAACAAGATTGTCAGATAAATATACACTTGCTAAATTCCTTTCAGGGCAAGGTAATAAAGTAACACTCAATCATATTGTTGATAATACTGCAAGGATTTCAATTGCTCGAAATTTACAACAACAAATAAATGCTATTAATGTATTTCATGACACTCTACGTTTTATGAATTATCGTCTTGTCATTATAGAATCTCTATATCAAACAGGACCGGGTGAATCAGCTTCTGATATTGCATCATTAGCTACAAATGGTCAATCAGTAGTGTATCAAGTAATTAATGATCTTGGACAAGTTGATCTTCCAAAAACATTTGAACTTGCCGAATATTGGAAAAGTTTTGTTCAATTTGATAAATGTATTCTTGATTATGATAATTATAATCCAAATGGAAGTCTTTCAGCTCAGATTGTTTTAACTATGCCAAACATAAGTACAACTTATGAAGCTTCTTATTCAAATAAAATTGAAACAAGATATAATAATAAAACACAATCAAGTTCAGACTTTGTTGAAATAAAGTTATAAATAGATAAAAATAAAGGCAAGAAATGGTTAATAAAGTTTTTAGCGTTGAAGATGGCAATCAGCAGACAACAAGTGCAGTCACTGCTCGTAAACGCCTATATAAAGATATTGATTTATCATTCGCAAAAGCTCCATCAAATGATGTATATAAAAAGACTGATCTTGCTTCTGTAAAACAAGCAATAAAAAATTTATTATTGACAAACAATTTTGAAAAGCCGTTTAATCCAAACTTTGGTGCAAATATAAGAGCTTTACTTTTTGATCTTGCTGATGGAAGGCTTGAATCAAAAGCAAGAGAAAAAATTCAATTCGCAATTAATAAATATGAACCAAGAGTTGAAATAATGAAAATTAAAGTAGAACCAGAACCAGATCGAAATGACGTGAGAATACAAGTGAATCTCAAAATAAGAAATTCAAGTACTACGTTCGATATAAGTACTTCATTAAACAGGTTAAGATAATGGCAACAAATATTTCATCATCAAGATTAGACTTCAATAATATTAAGAATCGTCTTAAAACTTTTCTTGCAGCAAAAAGCGAATTTACTGATTATGATTTTGAAGCCTCAGGACTTAATAACATTCTTGATGTGTTGGCATATAATACTCATTTCAATGGATTAACTGCAAACTTTGCATTGAATGAATCATTTCTCAACACTGCACAATTAAGAAGTTCAATTGTTTCGCACGCTGAAACTCTTGGATATACACCAAGATCAATTACAGCTTCTATTGCCTATCTTAATTTATCACTTGATCTTACCGGTGTTGCAAATCGTCCATCTACAATTACAATTCCAAGATATACAGCATTCACTTCATCAGTTGCTGGTGTATCTTATACCTTTAGAACTATAGCATCTTATACAGCACCTGATGATGGTAC